AAATGAGAATTACTGACTGATGATTTTTTTATCTTTACTAACTTTGTTAGTTGATCTGTTGGTTTTAAGTCATAAAGCTGGCCAATTGCGAGATTCAGAAAAGCTGTGGTCAGTGTTTCAATTCCTGTGAAATCTAGTGTTACTGGTTCATCTTTTTCAACGTATTCTTTAATTTTCTGGAAAACAATTTCTCCAGTGTCAGATAGGATAGCTGATTTATTATTGATAATCTTAGCGATATTTAGTGTTGTCATGTTTGCTCCTTTATATAAACCATTCTTCTAGTAGTCCTGATAAATCTATTGTATCAGAAAGGGAAGGGGTTTGACAATCATCAAGAAAAATAGTGATGATAGCAAGTGTTCCAGAGATGTTAAACGGGAACTCCAAATAGGTGATATAACCAGTTTTATCGATGTGATAATATCCGTTATTCGATACTATTTTAATCTCGCCTTTTCCATGAAGTTTTTTCTTTAGTAAGTATAATCCAACTCCGCTGTCAAAATTTTCTTTTGTAGATGTTCCTTTATCAAAAGCCCACTCAAAGTAATCCACTGAGTTAGAAAAAGAATGTCCTTTATTTTGGATATTTTCTATCATTCCAATACCGTTGTCGGATATAGCAAAAGATATGGTTCCCTTTTTGCTATCTATAGGTTTACGAGGGTAGTGTTGGCCGCACATATAGAGCGCGTCTGAATGAGAATGATCTCGAACATTATGGATGATTTCGAACAAGGCTTCTTTGATCTCGCCTAAAAAATCCTCAGAGGTTTTAGTCCGAATCTGCCTTAACAACTCATCATCTATATATTCGTCAATTTCTTCGATATTTTCTATATTTGTTCTAAAAAATGGAATGGTGGTGTTATAGGTATCATCTAACTCATATTTTAGACCAAAATGTTTTAAAAATCCATTTTTTAAAAGGATTTCCTTTGATTTTAAGGAAAGATTATCTAATAAAGCATATACGATTGCTCCTCTAGCATTAACTTCGCTAAAAATCATCCCTAAAAAAACAGTCATTTCAGCATTTATCCAGCGGATATTTTCAAAGTTAAAAACGACACTATCTTTTTCTTCTAGAACTGGAAGAATATTCTCTATTTGTTGATAGAGTCCAAGTAGAATAGGATATTCGTTATTCAGAGTCCGTGGTAAAAAAATTTCATATTCAGCCATATTCACACTCCAAATCTTATCCCCTATACAAATCCACGACTTCGCCGATAATTCGAAAGTCAGTCTCTGGTGTGATTGGCATATCTTTGTACGCTGGGTTTAGGCTATGTAGGTATGCCTGTTCTTTGTCAATGACAAGCTGCTTGATATAAGCATCGCCGTTGTAGTTGAATACTCCGATAACTCCGTTATTTAAGTCCACGCTGGTCTGAATGAATACCAGGTCGCCGTCGTGATAGTCAGGTTCCATGGAGTCCCCTTTGATTGGAATGACGAAGTCGGCATCGATATCTACTGGCAACTCAATCCGTTCCACTCGTACATCGTTCAAATACTGGCCTGTACCCGCAGAAGCTGGGTGGTCGTAGTAGTCGTAACTGTAGAGTTGAATGACTTCCGATACTTCGTTTATCTTCGTTTCTTCTTCGTTTTGCTCTGTGTACATCTCGCCGTTTGCTTTTTGTCTCTCCAGAAGATCCTCAGACGTTCGTAGAACGATTTTTTTATTTTCAGGGGATAATTGTACCACCTTGTCCGTTATCTGCTGTGTGAGCAAATCTGGGGACGCTGTGGGGGTGTCTGTTTTACGAATAGATGGAAATAAATCGTCAATAGATACCCCAAAAACATTGGCGATGTCAAACATAGTATCTTTTTTGGGAGAACGATAACCTTTTTCGTAATTCCCAATAGTTGTTTTTCCAATTCCTATTTTTTCAGCAAGGTCTGTTTGTGTCCAATTGTTTATTTTCCTGTATTCTTTAATTTTGTTTCCGATGTAGAGAGCTAGTTCTTCTTTATTCATAGTATTCACTCCTTTTCTTACATAAGATTATACCACAAAAGTCCACTTTTTGTAACTTTTTTTGTAAAATTGTAAAAAAAGTGTTGACGAAGTCCACGAAAGGTGGTATAATTAAATCATGGTTGAGGTAATCAATCAAATAAAACAGGAGGAAAAGAGATATGCGGAGACGCAAAAAGCCTGAAAAGGCAACAAAAAAAGAGCCATGGCTTGACGGTCCTAAGGCTCTGGTTATCTCAACAGTGATTACAGCCAGTGTTGAGTTAATCAAACACTTCTTGAAATAGAAGTGGGGTGAGTGGGGCGAAAGCCCCAAGGCTCACTAACAGTATAGCATATCTTTTGAAAAATAGAAAGGAGGAATTGAGAATATGAAAGAATTTTTGGAGTCTGTATTGGCTCTGGGTGGAACAGGCTATCTAAACTTTTGGCTCAGTAGTCGCATCCGTACCATGGACTATGGGGATGCTAGTGAGCGAAAGTATATCATCGCTCTGATGACCTCTGCTAACTATAGTATCTATCTATTTTTAGGGCAGTGGGATTTTGCTCGTGAATGGCGTCTAGCTATTACAGTCATTTTAGCTTTGGTCTTTAGTTTAACTTTTCCCTTCGCTTTGCGTCTCGTATACAGTGGTATCAATCATTTAAGGGGAAAAAAGAAAAGTAGTCTGGTACCTGTCAAGGTTCGAGATATGATGTTTCAGGACGAGAAGAACCATTATTTTATCTTTGACTTAAGTGGGAAACTACTGGCCAAAGGATTCCTCACGGCTATCAATGGGAAGGCGGAAGAATTTTCTTGTATCGTCGTTCCATATTTTGAAAGTCATCCTGAGTATGCTATCGAAACAGAGCAAGATCTCCACCACTATCTGGAAATAAAGAATCTCGAAGCCAGGGTCTATCTAAACTTCGAGAAAAATCTTAAAATTATTTATTTTTAGATGTGGTGGGATTCGGTCTCTTGAAGTATTCGGGCGGTTGTTTGACTTGGCTAGTCTCGCCCCTTACTTCAGGGATTTGTGATTGTGGAGTCTCTTTGTCCATAGGTTCTTATCCTCCTTTCTGTCAGGATAAGATTATTATATCAAAAAGGAGTTGTCACATGAAAGACAAGAAGAAATTTTGGAATGTGGTTTGCTGGACGCTAACTGGCTTTATCTGGGTGTACTTCATCTGGAAATGGTTTTTTTAAAATGAATAGGAGGTGATTATGATTTGCAAATGAAACTAATCCAATTACGCAAAGAAAGGGGTTTGAATCAATCAGATTTGGCAGGTGTTCTTGGTATTTCTACCAATAATTACGGTCAAAAGGAACTTGATAATAGAAAATTTGATATTCATGAAATGTTTACTATCGCTGATTACTTTAATAAAGATATCGGCGATATATTTACACCTATTTGTCCACGAAACGTAGACAAATAATAAACATCAAAAAGGTCAAACTTTCGTAAATCGCGTAATAAAGCCATGGTCGATTGTCTGATAGCAGAAAGAGAGAAAAATAGAAAGGAGAGAAAGGATGAGCAATTTATCAAAAAAATTATTACCAATCCAAGATTTAGAAATCAAGATAAACAGTGACTCTAGTATTCCACGAGTTATTTTGAACGGGATTGATTTTCGAGCAGAAGATATTGGTCTTCAAGGTATCAAGATAATTTGGGAAACAAAGAAAGATGAAGTGCCAGAGACACTTATTCAGGTTGATTATATAAATAACCGTGAAGCGCCTCATATAGTATCTGTCAAACAGTCGTTTCAAAATACTTTACTTAAATAATTTTGGCGAGTTTTATTTACATTATACCAATTTAGAAAGGAACATTATGAACAACGCAGCGCAAAAAGTAACACGGATTGACAAAGATGCCTGGGATATTGCTACGGAGCTGGCGAATGAGTACGGAGTATCTATTTGTCACATCATCAGCGAGAGCGTCCGCTACTGTGCAGAGAATGCCGAATTTAAGGAGATGGACGTTGTCGTTAAACGATTGGTAGTTGGCAGTAAGGTGCTGGAGTAGGAGGGTGGAGATGAACGAAAAGAAACAAAATAATGATCTCATCAAAGAAATTATTGAGAAACATTTTGAAAATATGGTTGATGATATTTTGGCACATACAGAAACCTATTATGAAGCTTTAGGAGCTATTGCTTCCATCAAGGGATGGAATATTCCACACATGATTCACCTAGCTGATTGTTTGGGGAAAGCTATCAAAAAACGTGCTATGCAACAAAAAACACCTAATCATAAAAATTAGATGCTGAAGGAGAGGAATATGAGAGAAATCATACTCAGTGCCATAGTATCATCAATAATTTCAATACTGATGATGACTATTCAAATAAAGATGATAAAAAAATGGCTTGCCGATTTTTTCGACAAGCAAGATGAATGGTTAAAAACACATTTTGAAAATTTGGTCAAAAGATTGTTTTTATAAACAGACATTATAGAAATCTTCACCTAAAGGTGTAATATCTATAATCCCTTTTTCTACATGGAATTTTTCGTTGTTTTTAGCATTGATATACGATGTTTTATAAGCTGTGACTAAAGGGTTGCTTTCAAGTAATGTGTATTTTTCTTTTTTCGAAAGCCAAGTTGTGAAATCAACTTTAATCAAACCTAATCTTTCAAGGTTTGTAATAGAGGAAGCATTTCTATCAAAATCAAACATTGAGTTATCAAGTGACGATTCTATTTCACCATCATGAGGAATAAAAATTAGTGGTTTTAAAAGGCTCTGACCCCCTGTTTCGAATTCCAGCAAATACTTAGCGACAGGACATCGTTTTCTTTGAGCAATAAACTTCAAATTCCTAGCATCTAAAGGACTGAGCTGTTTAATAATTTCAACAAAAGAATGATGCAATAACGAACTTTTTGAAGAATCAAATGATGCCGCTAATAGTGATGCAAAAATTTCTCGTATATCTTCTTCCTCAATATAAAATTTTGATGCTTCCAATGCAGGTCCTAATATACTCATTTTAGGTTCTTGTATATTTTCTACAGGTATTTGTTCGACTTTCTCAGTTAGTGATTCAATGTACTTCTCATTATCATATTTACGTTTTTCATTTTTTCGTAATAGGAAACTATCAAGAGAACCAAAAACATATTTCCATGCTTCATTAAAAGTGTTAGCAGGAGCCTCAGCTCCCTTTGTAGCCATAGTTGTTGCAAACGCAGTTAAGATTGTAGGTAACAAATCAGCCATAATACACCTCGTGTTTTTATTTTAATTATACCAAATTTAGAAAGGAATTTTATGAACGAAATTTTTAATTTTCACGGGCAGGAAGTCCGTGCTTTGACAATTGATGACGAGCCTTGGTTTGTCGGGAAGGATGTTGCGGATATTCTAGGATACCAAAACGGTAGTCGAGACATAAACCGTCACGTAGATGAAGAAGATCGCCAAAACTACCAAAACGGTACTTTTGGAAATAGAGGTGTTACCGTTATTAACGAATCTGGTCTCTACTCTCTCATTTTATCCAGCAAATTGCCTCAAGCAAAAGAGTTCAAGCGCTGGGTGACTTCAGAGGTCTTGCCAGCTATTCGCAAGCAGGGCGGATTTATTCGTGAGGATTTGGACGAGGATGCCTTTATTGCTTTATTTACTGGACAAAAGAAATTGCGTGAGCAACAGGCGACCATGCTGGAAGATATCGACTACCTCAAGAGTGAGCAACCGATTCATCCGAGCTATGCTCAGTCGCTACTGAAGAAGCGCAAGGCTCGGGTCGTAGCTTGCCTTGGTGGTATTGATAGTCCAGCTTATGCGGATAAGACTTTCGCTCAGTCAGTCTTTAGACAAGCTGAGCTTGATTTTAAAGACCACTTTAATATTAGTCGCTATGACCTGCTACCGAAAAAGTTCGCAGAAGTCGCATTGGCCTACTGGATGACCTGGGAGCCAAGCACTAATACTAAGATGAAGATCATGGAAATGAACGCATTTAGCCAAGCGTAGGAGGAAGAAAATGAGACCAAAACGATATCCGTATAGCGGAAAAAAAGAATCCACCTTTGTAAAGGTAGACCCTGAATTAGTAGAAAACTAGAAAGGAGAGTTCATGGAAGCATTTATTATATCAGTTCTGACATCTTTAATTGTGACATATACTATGATGCATTACCACATTTATAAAGTAAATGAACTGTACAAAAAATATATGGATTTCGAAACATCAAGCGTTAAGAAATTTGCTGAAGATATCATAAGCAAACTTCCAAAAAATTCTTCCCTAGGGGAGTGATTGAAAAACACATTTTCTTAAGACTAATTTCTGGATGGTTTTGAAGAACATGTTGAACAACGATGTTGTTTCTAATGAAATCATAGTTTGAATCAATTGCATCATATCTATCATCATTAATTTTTAACAGACCTAGTCGCTCTAGGTTCGTTAAAGATGGAGACAATTCATTAATCCCTTCAGTTCCATTTATAAAGTATATGATTGGGAATATTATTTTATAACCATTATCGGAATTTACGACAGCTTTCATGATAGGGAGCGGAGCTCCTGTTGCGAGGTTCTGTTCTTTTAAAAATTGGAGAATATGTGCATCTGTTACATCTAGTTGCTTGATAATTTCAACGAAAGATGGATGTATAATCGAGTTCTTTCGATTGTCAAATGAACTTGCTAATATTTTAGCGAACATAGAACGCAACTCCTCTTCTTCAATATAATATTTAGATGCCTCCAAAGCAGGGCCCAATATTTTTAGAGGTGGTTCTTGGATATTCTCCGGTGGGATAGTTGCTACTTCTTGAAGTGTACTATTTCTCAGATTTTCAACATCCATTTCATTCTTTGCACGCAATAATGCTGCTTGAGTAGAAATGTTGTGGCCGTAATTGATATACCACCAATCTTGTAATGTTTGAATAGGTCCAGCGAACACACCGGCTGAAGTAGCTCCTCCTAAAAATCCTGTAACAAGAGGAAGGAAGTCTTGAAATTGGTTAGGGTCCATAATTATTATTTCGTTCTTTCTATTGAAATTTTGACTAAAACGGTGAGAGGTCCTAGTCAAAGTTATTATAGCAAATTAAGAGAATATTTCATCAGTCTGGAGACTGATATAGGAGGTCGAATGGAAGATAAAATTATTGAACTTGCTGATTACTTCATCAGCGAATCTAAAACGTACAGAGAAGCTAAAATAGCATGTGAGAAGCTATTTAGACAAGTAAGCCATGAGATTGAACTCAGGGCTATGGAAAGTAAGACAATTTGACAACAACGCAAAAAAGCACCTGACTGCAATCAGGCGCATACTTAAATAACTAACTGAATTATAACACGAAAGAGAGGAAATTGCCAATGGCTTTGGAATTGTTTGGAGAAGATTTCAAAAATGAACTGTTGGAAGAGCTTGTCCAGTTGAATGTGAAAGCTATGACTGAAGCTAAACTACGAGTATCAAGAGGTACGAACTGGGCTTCAATCAAAGATGTCCAAGAGAAAACAGGTTGGGGTCGTAAGAAAATTGAAGATTTCAGAGACGCAGGGAAATTCCGCTACCAGCAAAATGCTAAAGGCGGTAAATATTTATATGACATGAACGATGTACTTCGGTTTCAAAGTCAATTAGCACAATAAAGGAGATTAAAAAATGTTTGAACCACCGATTTTAAACCAGTTGATGGGCGTTGGAGCCTTGCTGATTGGATTTGCAGGAGCTTGCCGTCATATCAAATTGCAGGAACAACGCAAGGAAGAAGAAAGACGAGAAGAACAAGAATTTGCGTCTATGATTATCCAAGGGTACAACCATGCATACGAACGTGGTAGAGAGGACAAATGGCAAGAAATTCGCAAGAATATCAGCAGACCATTTACTGGCTTCACTTATGACAAAGAACCGCCTGTAGGTTTGCGTCCTGATCCTCTAGCCTTGTCAGAACCTAAAATGCACATCTTGAAGTGAGGAGGTCAGGAAATGGAAGAATTGATTGAATGGCTGTTGTGGCATGAAAGAGTGAATAAAGAAATGTTATCGTCTGATGAAGAAAAGTCTGACTTTGAAATATATTTAGAGGACGAGAATAGAAAAATATCACTCATCAAAGAATACCTAACGGACTATGAAAAACTAGCTAAGGACTATCGTGATGTAGTCTCTGAAAATAAGCTGTTAAAGGTTGAGAAAATGGCGCTAGAAGGCAGACACATCTATGAGGATATGCGAATGAAGTACCGTGCGAATCGTAGGAAGTGGGGGGCTCGGTATGTCTGAAATCAAGTGGATTAAAATCACAACCGATATTTTTGACGATGAAAAGATTTGCCTGATTGATGCCTTACCTGATCCTGATGCCATCTTAGTGATATGGTTCAAGATTTTGACACTTGCTGGAAAACATAACAGTAATGGTTTGCTGATGATGACTGATAAGGTTCACTATACTGATGAAATGTTGTCCACTATTTTTCGCAGGCCATTAAATACGGTCAGAATGGCCTTGGGAGTCTTTGAACAGTTTGGAATGGTCGAGATTATAGACGGTGTCATTACCTTGCCAAACTGGGAAAAGCATCAAAACATTGACGGTATGGAAAAAATCAAGGAACAAACACGTAATCGTGTGGCCAGACATCGTGAAAAACAGAAAAATCTTGCTCTTGGTAACGTTACAGGTAACGTTACAGTAACGGACGGTAACGCACTAGAAGAAGATAAGAATAAGAATAGATTAGATAAAGATAAGAAAAGAATAACTACTACTACTAATAGTAGTGGTGGTCAAGAAAATATCTTAGAACTTTTTCAATCTGAATTTCGTAGATTCTTATCTGGATTTGAGATTGAAGAAATAAATCATCTATTAAATGAGAATGATGTGGATCTGGTAAAAGAAGCACTGAAGACTGCTATTAACTCTGGAAAACCCAACATCAAATATATAGGTGGGATTTTAAGAAATTGGCAAATGAACAATGTCACGACTGTTGAGCAGGTTCGTCAATCAGAAAAGAAGAACAAGGATAAGAAAGAAGAACAGGAGGACAAGGACGAATGGGGGTTTTAGAACTTATCAAGCAATTTGAAGAGGAATTTTATCCTATAAGCGAGGAAAAGAAGACTTTACTTATAAAACAACCCCTTTCAACTGTAATAGCTTGCTTGTCTGAAATGGCTAGCTGGCATGAATGCGGAGGGTGTCTGTCATGGTAGATAATGTGTTTGAGGAAATTGCCTTATCTTATCACAGGAATACAGAACAACAGAAAGAGCTTTGCGAAAAGCATAACATTCCTTTGATAAAGATATTGCGGACCGAAAGTGTTGTATGCCGTATGTGCGAATCTGAGCGGATCCATGAGGAAAATCAAGCAAGAGTGAATGAACTGGCCGACGCTGAGAATGAGAGAGAGAGGAAATACTATCTTGAGAAGTTTTCTCTTTATGATGAGGTTTTGAAAAATGCGACCTTGGACAATTTTGAGACACCCACTGAAAAAGAAGCGGAAAAGCTAGCTTTTGCAAGGCGGATTTGTCGTGAGTGGTCTGAGGGTGCTAGGAATAATATCGTGCTACAAGGAGAAGCTGGGACAGGTAAGAGTCATTTGGCTTTTGCGATGGTAAAAGCATTATCTGAGTACACGAAAGAGATTGCTATATTTATCAATGTGACCGACTTGCTGATGAAGATTAAATCTGATTTTAGTCAGGAAGAGTTTCTGGTCAATAAAATTGCGAGTGCTAAGTTCTTGGTTTTGGATGATTTGGGCATGGAAAAGGATAGCGAATGGTCGTTTACTATTCTCTACAATATCCTGAATAAGCGTTCAAATACAATCATTACTACGAATTTGATTTCTGCTGATATTCAAAAACGATATGGCAGGCCCTTCATGTCCAGGCTGATGAAGGGTGTAGATAAAGACCATTTGATGGTTTTCAATGATTTGAAAAACAAGCGGAAGCAATATTTTTAGAATGGAGGTGGCTGATGTTTATTTTAAAACATGGGACGAGAGAAGATAAGCCATTCTTGAGGTCTGCAATTATCGGTGTGACTGGCTTGGACATTTCATGTTCAGAGGAGAAGAAAGCCTTGCGGTTCGTTTCTCGGGCGGCAGCCTTACAGGTTGGTAAGGCGTTGAGGGGTTCCTTTGGGAACTTTTACCCGGTAGAGGTGGAGTGATGAAAGATATCAGAATACTAGATGCGTGTTGTGGCTCTCGAATGTTTTGGTTTGATAAAAAGGAACCACACACAACATACATGGATAGACGAGAAGAAGAATTTGAAATTCACAAAAAGAAAATCAATGTTAAGCCAGATATTGTTGCAGATTTTCGAGATATGCCATTTGATGATGAAACATTTAACCTTGTTGTATTTGATCCGCCACACCTTTTATGGGCTGGTCAGAAATCATTCATGCGTGCGCAATATGGACAACTAGACTTGTTGACTTGGAGATTAGATTTACAACAAGGTTTTGAAGAATGTTTTAGGGTCTTGAAAACAGGGGGAACACTTATTTTCAAGTGGTCTGATGCTCAAGTAAATGTTAAAGAAATTTTGGAATTGGTTCCGCATCAACCGCTTTTCGGTCAGCAACGTGGGACAACTCACTGGATGGCTTTTATGAAATTTTAGGAGGTATTGATGTTAGAGCTCTACGTTTTATGAAGGGCAAATGGATAGTGAAGACGATGACGAAGTATTTGATATTGAAGAGTGTTTGGTAGAGTTATGTCAGCTAGTTTTTGACGAAATGATTTTTTGTCAAGCGGCAGTATCGAGAACATACTTCGCAACATTGCCAACAGACAATCTTTATATTATGAGTGAAGCAAGAAAAGAATTGCCTTTTAAACCACAGCAGGAGGTCGCAGATTGAAACGATTCATCGCAATATGGATTCTTGTCTCTGCTGGACTAAACATCTGGCAGATGGATAGGATTCGAGATTTGGAAGAGAAGAAGCCGATGCTGATATACCGTGCCGATAACGCAGGCGCTGAGATTTTTGGTAAGGTCGTCGAGAAAGGACGACATGGGAAGCTGTATACTGTCACAATTCGTGATTACGGGGTGTTCGTAGTAACGAAAGATCAGTTTGAGAAAATCAAAGTAGGGGATGAAATAATGTTGTGAAGATTGCTGTTGAATTATCGAAACGACCAGCGATTTTGAAAGGTTTGAAACCAGACGAACGTATCAAACTGGACACGATGCATTTTAAACGTGCAGACGCTTATGTGGTAGATGATGATCTATTTATCTACTGGCAAGCGACTTTTAAAACTTTTAAAAGTATCTGGTTTTATTTAGAGAATTTTAAGGCATATACGGCTTTGCAAGTCATACATGATTTGAATAGTTTTAACAATCCGACTTTTTCAGATATGATTTTCAAAATCTGGAAGGAACATGGCTTGCAGACTGGATATGTTGAAAATATTTTAAAGGAGTTGTAGTGGATATTGTAGATTTATACTTGGAACATGGAGACTTTAGAACAGCTGTACGCTTAAGTGGTCTACCAATGCACATTGCGCATATAAAATTACGTAAAGCTGGTGTCTTAAAAATCGCTGATAAGATACAATTTGGCAGTAAAGGTGCTAAGTTAGGCGGACAGGCAGAACAGTTGTTTCAGACTTTAGTGCCTGATGCAGTTGATGCCAATGCACTTTTTAAGAAAAATAACCCTGTCTATGATTTTGTTTTTAAAAATATGACGATTGATGTGAAATACAGTTCGTTATATTCAGGCGGAAAGTCGAATCATTGGGGGATTAGGTGTAAAGGCGAGCAGGATTTCATAGTTGCATTTTTGGAAAGAGAACAAGGCGCAGGCATTGACAGTCCTTATTGTCTCTTGATTCCAATGGATTTTGTAGATATGAAACAGATGCATATATCGCCCAGTGGTAGTTGGTTCAAAGAGTTTCAAGTAGAACCAGAAGAGTTACGAGGAATTCTAAATGACTATGCAGAACTAAGAGAAATAGGACAATTTTGAGGATAAATAGAAAGATAATGAGGTGATGTTATGACGTTCGTGGAACACAATAACCGTGAGAAAGCCAATAAATTTGCGGAGTATGTGACAGGGAAACCTTTGCGAGAATACTTAGCAAACAAAGTGAAGCAGTATTGTGGTGAAAATATATCTGTCTTTGATGGTGCTGCAGGTTCTGGACAATTGGAGCAGTTTATCAGTATGACCGATTTTCATGCGGTAGAAATTCAGCAGGAAAGTTGTGAAGCATTGAAAACAAATTTCCCTCATGCAATTGTGAATAATCAGAGTTTCTTCACTTATCAATCAGATATACAAGTGGATGCAATTGCAATGAATCCACCTTACTCTCTGAAATTGAAAGATTTACCAGAAGAAGACCAGCAGGCTATTAAAGAATTGTACCCGTGGAAAAAGTCAGGCGTTGTTGATGATATCTTCCTGTTGAAGTCACTAACTTACACGAAACGATACGGATTCTATATCATGTTCCCTGGTATTGCTTATCGTCAATCTGAAAAGAAAATGAGAGAGCTGGTAGGAAATAACCTTGTTGAATTGAATGAGATTCAAAATGGATTTGAAGACACCTCTATCAATGTGATTTTCTTAGTAATTGACAAAGAAAAAAATAGCCCTGAAATTTCAAAAGAGATTTATGATTGCAAGACCAAAAAGGTCGAATATGAAGAATCTGATACATTAAATTCAGATTTCAACTGGGTAATACCTAAAAAACCAGTTGAGAAAGAAGAAATAGATATTGACCAAGTAAATGCAGAACTAGACCAAGTGGCAATTGATCATCTTGAAAAACATTTAGCTAGTCAATTGATTTTGATTCAGTTTTTCAATGCAGATATTGATTTAAAATCTTTTATAACAAGATGCCACAAGGTCTTAGATGATTATTTGTTGGCTTATAATTTTGCAGTAGGATTGGAATGAAACCAGATAATATAACGAAGTACGGATTATTAGAAGTTTGTGACTTCATTCCAGGCAAGCGTGGTAAAGTTAGCGAAGGTGCATATTATATTTATGGAGCTGGAAAAAATACAAAAGGCACGACGGATAAATTCAATTGCGATAGCAATACTATTCGATTAACTAAAAAAGGGACGGTCGGGGCAGTCTATTTCCATATTGACCCTTTTTGGATGGACGGTGATAGCTTCAGAGTTGAGCCAAAAGAAATGATAGATAAGCGATATTTATTTCACTGGCTGTTGATGAAACGGGAAGAAATAGGACGTTGTGCTGACGGCGACAATCAACCAGGATTGTCACTAGCTAGATTGTCAAAAATAATGATTGAAGTTCCTAATATGGAATATCAGTTAAAGGTTGTTAAGTTATTGGATGAAATGAGTGCAGATTTGGAATTTTTTATAGACAATATAACACAAACAAAAATGAACCAAAGCAAAGTTTTGAGTTACTATAGAGAGAAAATCGGAACCGCTTTAGAAAGAGAAATAAATGAACAATAAATTAGATTGTGAAGATTGTAGAAAGTTTTTCTCTTCGAAAGACAAGTTGGATTATGATTGTGTATTTCAAAATAGTATTTGTAGTGAGTGTTTAGTCAAAAGAGTAGGAAGGGGAATCGAATGGTAGTTGACGATAGTTTTGTCAAAGAGGAGGATTTGGCATGATACCAAGATATAGAGCGTGGTATGTGTTAGCAGAAGAAATGATTAATGAAATACTGATGATTTCATTTGTCAGAAAAGAAATCATAGGAAAGTTCAGAAATGGTTCTACATCTGTTCCGTTGAAATTTGAAGATAAGCGAAACGGGGAAGACGTTATCCTCATGCAATCAACAGGACTCAAAGATAAGAACGGTCAGGAGATATTTGAGGGGGATATCCTTGAAATTCAGGGTATAAAAATGATTGTAAAATTCGGAAGCTATGAATACATTGAGTCATCAAAGAGTAATGGGCATACGTTAGGTGTAGTGTATGACGGCCTAGGATTTTATGTCGACTGTATCAACGCTGCTGACCCAGATAGGATAAGTCCATTTGAACCAAAAACGCTAAAAGAAAGCACCATTATTGGAAATAGGTTTGAAAATAGAGAGCTTTTGGAGGATAAGAAATGAACCCAGAAATAATTGACAACATAAACAAACCAAGCCACTACCAAGGCAGATACGGAATGGAATCTATCGATGCTTTAAGAAATTTTATGACACCAGAACAGCTGAAAGGTTTTTTCTAGGTAACAGCTTGAAGTATCAACTGCGATTTCAAAAGAAAAACGGTCTTGAAGACCTGAAGAAAGCACGTAAGAACCTTGATTGGTTGATTGAGGAGCTGGAACATGAGAATTAAAACATTAATGGGTACAATCATCAATGTTGACAGATTAAAGTGCAGTATCACAATTGAGGGCGTTGAATTGGGCTCAGATTGTCGTGCTTTAGTCTCTAAACACAAAGATGGTACAGGCACAATAACTCTGATATTTGAAGGGAAAATTATTTGAAAGGACAGGCAATGAAACCTAAAAAATACCCATATTCAGGCTCTCAAAAGACAGATAATAAACAAGATAGAGTCGAATTCGCTGAGGTTTTAAATTACGAATCAATTAATGTGTCAATTGTTGTTAGAGAAGGGGAAAACAGTGATATATTAGCAAAATGTGTAATTCACGCTTATGGCGAAAATTTATCATTTATAGCAACATTACCAGTAAAAGGAACTAGGTTTTCGAAACAAAATCAAGCGTTGTTTAAAATCAGGCTTTATCAAAGAATTGAAAAAATGGGGAGCGAGAAGCTTTTAGAAAGTAATCATTTCATTTGGTCGAACATGTGCTTGGAAGAATTTAACAAAATAGTGATTTAGAAGGAGGTTCATAGCATGCAGCTAAGATTAAAAGAACTCAGAGAGGACCTGTGTCTCTCTGTCAAAGATATGGCTAGAGATACGGGTGTTTCTCAAAATACAATTCACTTGTATGAGCGAGGTGGATATCCATCTATTAAGCAAATTGAAATGATCGCTAAAACCTATGATGTGAATCCTGCTTGGTTAGTTGGATGGGTAGATGATGAAATGATGCCTGCAATCCAGGTAGTTGAAAAAGTGGTCTACAAAGAGAGTCCAACAGCAAGATTGCCAGATTATCACAATAACAATAACGACGGTAAAATTATCAAATGGGTTAAATCCAAAAAATACATGGGAGGTAAGGTTTGGTCAAAAAGAACTTAACAAAAGCACGAAGGGATTATCTCGAGTTTGAACTCGATGATAAATATTTAAAGATTGACAAACTTATCGGTCAACGAAGGCATGAGCTAGAACGATTGTACGAAGTTAAGCATCTTACTGTTCCTGGTATTGATGATACTGGAGCAAGTGGCAGTGGGACATTCGTCAACAGGTCGGAGAACTTAGCGGTTGCTTACGCAAGCGATCCTATGATTTTAAGATTAGAAAATCTTCAAAACGCTATCTCCCAATTACTAGATAATCTAGAACCAGATGACAAGAAAATCTTCTATCTTCGTTGGGGAGAACATACTGGATACGACTGGATTCAAGTTTGGCACATCATGGAGAACGGAGAAACTGGGTACTTGTATAGGCATAGTAAGCAAATTTACAGAAGGCGTGAAGTTATTCTAGACACACTTTCAAATTTGCTCTTTATGTAAAGTTGTCAAAAAAACATATAGAATTGACAAAAACAATGTGGTAAATTAGTATCATGAAGAATAGCAGAGAGGAAACCTCTGCTTTTTTTGTGTATTAAAAAAGGAGGTGAGGATATGTGGTAGTTGTTGAACCAATCAGAAATAGAGATGATGTTCAGCTTATGATTGAATGGCTGACGTTGCATAGTGCAGTCAAAGAGTCAGATAGACAACGTAACCTCATGCTCTTTTTATCTGGTGTTAATCTGGGTTTTCGTATTGGTGATATTGTTAAACTGAAAGTAAAGCACGTTAAAGGCTGGCATGTCCAGATTGTCGATGAGAAGACAGACAAGCCAACCAAACGAAAGATGCCAAAGAAATTCAAGAATGCTATGCGACAGTACATCAAAGACAAGAAAGATGAAGACTTCCTCTTTCCAAGCCGAAACGGAAAACATCAGCACATAAAACCTAACACAGCTTA